TCCCCTGCAGGTTGGGATATCGAGTTGGATAGCTTATGGACAATTGAGCACCTGATCGGCAGTTACGCGCAGCGTCGAGAACGCCACGAAGTGGCTCCGAGGTGCGACCGCGACGGCGTCCGATGGAGACATGGCACCGTCAGCGGCCGCGGTCGTTACCTCGAAGATCGGGGACGCGCGGGCTTCTGCGCGGGACGGGCGGCGATGGGAGGCTCGGTTTCGTCCTCATCCTCGTCGGCCGTCCACCAGCGCAGGTGCACCGGCACGTCGAACTTGGTCTTGATTCCCGCATCGACTGCCTTCTGCCAGTCGTTGATGCAGTACGCGTTGTTGGGCAGCAGGTGGAAGGCCACGCCGGTCTTGATCGCCTCGCCGCAGTTGGGGCAGTTGCGAGTCGCGATCATCGGCTTGTGGTACTCCCTCACCTCGCCGTAGAAGTCGAGCGCCAGGTGCAGATCGGCGCCGTCCTCGCCCTTCAGGAACTCCTCGAGCTCCTTGCGGTTGATCTTCTCGAGCGAATCGGCATGCGCGATCAGGCTGCGGAAGCGGCTGTTGCGCCGCTCCTCGGCCTTCACAATCTCGGCCTCGAGCGGGACCTCATGGAGCGAAAGAAACAGCCCCTGCGCGAACAGGTCGCATCCCTTGCTCGATCCGAAGACCGCGGCCATCTCCGGCGACGGGTTCCAGTCCGGGTCGTTGGTCGGGTTGTTCGGGTTCAGCAGGTCGATCGCGCAGCGCAGGCCATCGTGGGCCTCCCCGCGATAGCGTCCGTTCTCGGTGTTGTGCACCTTCTGCATCAGCGGGTCGGGAACATGCGCGACCGCGACGAAGCGCTCCTCCGCTTTGCAGCCGCGCAGATGGAACTTCAACCACAACGGCGCGCGGTCCACCAGGAACGATCGCTTCGAAACCGAGAAGATGTGAATCATGCGGTCGGGCTCCCGCAGCATGTTGCGGTCGATGCGAGGGTCCCACGTCCCCGCATTGTTCTTGATCATCAGCGCCTGTACTTCCGGGTCTTCCAAACCGTGTAGAACTGCCATGTCTCGTCTCTCTTTCCGGGCAACAGAAAAGCCCTCCGAAGAGGGCTTGTTCCGTGCCAAATCTAAAGTTATGGGTTAGTCTGCGGCTGCCTCAGCCTGACCGTGATCGTTGGCCGCGTCGACAACTTCCTCGTCCACGTCGTCTTCATCCTCCGCATCAGGACCAGCCCCTTTGTCGGCTTCCTCTTCCGCCTGCGCAGAGTTATCTTCGCTGTCGGCGTCCGCAGCCGAGCTGCCGGCCACGGCGGTATATCCGGCTTCGAATGACTTCGCCGGCGAGAACGAAACATAGCCGTCGTCATACATCACGATGTACCAGCCCGCTTCGGGCTTTGGCTTGTTCTTCAGCTCGTGATGCGGAAAGACAACATCGTCGAAACCGCCTTCCAGCTTCAAGGTCAGCGAGCCATCGGCGCCGGGGTCAACCTCGGCGATCTTTACCGCCGAGACGTGCTTGTGCGATTGATACCTTGGATAATTCATATATCTCCCTTTGATGAGCCGTCGACGCGTCCACCCCGGTTTGCGTGCCTAGTCGCTCAGCTGCATCATACCCCGCGGCTGCCGCGCCGCAATCCTCATCGCGTCGCGCATTCCGCGCTCCATCACTTCCACCTTCTTCGCGATGATCGAGGTCCGGCAGCCCTGGTTGGTATAACTGGCCGTCGCTCCCCTCCACGCCGGGCCGCATTCCTGTTTTGCGTCCATCATCTCGTCGAGCAGCTCGTTCTCCTCGAGCTCCACCTCGAGCCGGATCGCCGTCAGCTTCTCCTCCTCGTTCAGCGCCTGCCAGAATTGCACGCACGGCAGCAGCACATCGATCAGGAACGAGCTCACCTCGAGGATCTCCGACTGCATCGTCCCATCGGCGTCGCGCTCCAGGTGAATCAGCTTCTGGATCACGACATACTGCCCGCTGTAGGGATACTCGCCCAGCTCCTGCAAACCCGTGGCCTCGTCGCGGTGATGGTAATACCAGCGCACATCCGAACCGAAGCTCTCGGCCGGCTTCCACATCATCAGCACCCAGCACGGCTCAGGCCCCGCCACCAGAAAGTCCCGGTAGCCGAGAAAGCCGTCCCTGGCCCAGTAGCCGCCCGAGCGCGCCGTCTCGCCGGGGCCCCACACCAGCTTGAAGATCGGCTCCCCATACTGGTTGGTCCCGCCCTGGCGCGTAAACGCGTCCTGAAACTCCGGTGGACAGATCCTCATACCGGGGCCCCCGGCGAGCGGTCTATGCTCGTTGGGGTGGTCACAGCTTCTGGCCGTCCGTGTCAGCTACCCGAATCAGGTACCGCTTCGGGATCTCGCCCTTCGCCGTCCCCAGCTCGTCGTTCGGGTCGAGCAGGATGTACTTCCGTCCATACTCCGAGCACTTCACCACCTGGCCTACCTTGTAGGGCATCGGCATCAGGATGCCGCCCATGGGCACGCCGTCGCCAACAGCGAGCACACGCCCCAGATCGGACTTCTTCAAAAACCGCTCCGAGCGCAGGATGTCCGGTTGTCCCGGGATGTGGATACGGTTCTCTTCGACCGGAATCTCCTCGACCAGGATGCGGTCCAGCACCGGGCGAAACGGTACCGCCGCCGGCGCGTTTCCCACGACCGCGTGACTGGCATCACGCAAAAGCTCTTCGATCACAGCCATGTCTCATGTCTCCTTCGGTGGTTCGTGCGCCGTTACGCGAAGCGTCCAGAACGGCACGAAGTGCAAAAATCGGCGGGGGCTCGTCACCCCCGCCACTGCCTTGATGGTTATGGTTGCGGGTCGCCCTTAGATCTGTGGAACAGGTGCGCCCTGAATGTAGAACTGGCCCTTCGGGTCAGCGCACACCAGCTGCATGCCGCACTCGTACCCGAATGTGATCGAGTCGTAGTAGCTGTAGCCGGAGGTTGTTGCCGGGGTGGCGGCGATGGTGTTGCCCGGGGTCCACTCGTGCAGACGGGTCTCGAACAGCACGCCCACATGCCAGTCGCTCGGCTTGAAGCGGTCCACGCGGGTCGGGTCGGCGGTGTTCGAGTAGACCACCTCGCGACCGCCCCAGGTCTTCTGCATGAACTTCTTCGCCGTGTCGACGACAGTGTCGCCGCCCTCGTCCAGACGGGTGAAGCCGGGGTTGTAGTAGTTGTTCGACAACGCCACGCCCTGGGCCGGGTTGGTGTAGTAGAACTCCTTCTCGTTCTCGTTGTACTCGTCGCCGCGGGCGCGCGAGATCAGGGCTTCGATCCGCTGCGACATCGCATTGGTGATCGAGCCGGTGGAGTTGAGGTTGATGGTCGGCGTCGACAGGCGGCCGGGATACAGCGCCTTGTTGATGCCCGCGATGGTTCCCGTCGATCCGTTGGCAATCCAGTAGTTCTTGCCGTAGATCGAAGATCCCGCCGCTCCGGTCGCTCCCAGAACAACCAGGATGTCGCCGGTCTGGGTCGCGCCGCCGGTCGAAGGCAGCACGGTCGAAAACCACAGCGTCTGCGCCACCGGATCGACGTAGCTGATCGTCGCCGTACCGCGCGCCGTTCCGCCGATCGCCGGAAGCACCTGGATGATCTGCTGGTCGGTGAAACCGGCCACCGTGGTCAATCCGGAGATAAACGACGTCTGGGCCCCGGTTCCGGAGTTGTTGGAGACGGTTGCCGTCGCCGGGATATTGGCGATGGTGCCCGAGCCGTCGCCGTTCAGCAGGCCTTCGATGCCGTTCTCGAACGACAGCAAAGACTCCTTCATCTCCTGCTTGTTCACCTTCACCAGGCCGCGGTCCTTGCCGTCGGTGGCCTGCTGGGTGAGGTTGGAGATCTCGCAGGTGTTGATGATGCGGACCGGGGCCGCGACGAACGCATCCGTCAGCGATCCGGTGCCGCGCGGCCACATCGGGATGGTGCCGGAGGTGTCTGCGGCGAACTGCTGGATTCCGGCGCCTCCCTGCGCACGGAACGGAACGCGCAGCGGCTGGCGCTGTACTCCGCCGGCGGTGGTCATGTTGGAGATGGGAACCTTCTTCCCATCCTTCAGCAGGCGCGCCTGCAGCTTATTGAACCGCGCCTGGTAATCAGGAATCTGGTCGACAAACGCCTCGAGTTCGACTGCCTCGTAGGCAAGCTCTGTTACTGGTGCCATGGTGTCCCTTCCGGGGAAAAAGAAGATCGGCACACCGCCTGTGTTCAGGCCGTGCCCGTCGCGATGTCTCTATCGCTGCTGTCTCTGTGTTGCTGGTGCCGGAAGGTTATTAGCGTTTAACGAGGTAGCTCTCTCGACCCTTGGCGTTCGTTGTTGCGGTACTGCTATGTCTCAAAACTCAGGTACCGTACTCTCCGGCTGTCGCACCACTTCGGTTTGCCCGCAGAGTGCGGGGGCTGGCAGGTGTCGCCATTCGCACCGTTACAATCCCCAAGAGGAGGACGATGCGGAAAATCGGCTAGAGCAGCGATAAGACCCCTCGGGGTCTCTTCGCTTTAAAGAGTTCAGACTACGCGGGTCGCCTCCACTGCACCCGCTTGCCGTTCTTGAGGGTGTAGAGGCCCTTCCACTGATCCGCTTCCGAGGTCTTCGAATAATCGATCTCGTCCGGCGTTGGCTTCGCGCTCACAATCGTGGCCGCTGTCCCAGTCGTCGCCGCCGTCGTGCGTGCCCCGGCAACCGTCTGCGCCGCCGTCTTCTTTGAAGGCGCGGTGCTCCAGCCTCGCTCTTCTCTCACCTGATCGAATGCCGTCTTCGCCTTGTTTAATAGGTGCGATTTAGCAAAATTTATGACGGTAGCGGGATTGGGGTTCTTCTGCTTGCGGTAGAAATCGCGCTGTCGAACAAAATCCTTGTCCGCATTGCACGCCCCTTTAAGTTTGCTCCGAAAATCTGCGAGCGCGGCATTCTTCTGGGCCGGAGTCAGCTTCATCTTCGCCATATACGGACGCAATAGCTCGTCGAACTTTGTTCGTTCGGCTTGCGCCATACTCGGGATGATGTTGTTGTTCCAGTGCGCATCCTGCTGCTGCTGTTCAAACTTCGTGCGCTCCTGCTCGAACTGCGCCCGTTCTTTGTCCACCGGAGCCGTCTTCAGCTGGCCAGCCTTCTTCTCGTTGGCATCGAACCACTGCCCAATGCGGCCCAGCAGCTTGGTCACGGCCTCGAGCTTGCCCTTCTCGTCCAGGTGCGGTGCCTGCAGCACGTCGATCATGCGGTTCAGGTCGCCCACCATCGGCGATCCCGCGAGGCCCGACATCAGGTGCGGCAGGATCGCGGCGGCATACGCCTCCGGATCGGCCTTCATCACCCGTTCGAGGATCTGCGGCGTCAGCTTCGCCAGTCCCGGATCGAAGTCCGGCCCCAGCGCTTCGAGCGCCTTCGGATCGCCCGCGGCCAGAGCCGCATCGACCGAGTCGGTCTCCGCGATCCGCTCCTGCATCTGCGTGATCGCCTCGGCGCCGCCCACCGACTCCAGCAGAGCGTACTTCTCGCGCATGGCAGTCACACCGCCCGGCTCGAGCGTCGCGATCTCCTGCGCGCGGAAGTGGTCGGCCCGCGCCTGCTTGGCAAACTTCGCGCCCTCCGGAGTCGACTCCCAGGCCTTCAGCGCCTCGCGGAACTCCTTCGAGCCCTTGCGGCCGTCGATCTTCTCGTCCTGACCTTCTCCGTTGCCTTCAGCGCCGTCTGCGCCATCCTCAGCGCCCGCGCCGTCATCGACCAGGTCATCGACGACCTCGTCAACGCCGTCCCCGCTGTCCAGGTCGAGCGCACCCGCATCCTCGCCCTCGGCATGCATCCACGCAATCACGCCCGGCTGCGGCGTGTAAACCAGCTCCAAACCATCCATGTCTCTGTCTCCTAGTTCAACTTCCCGCCCGGATTCACCGTGCTGATCTTCTGTTTCACCGGAACGCCGTTGGCATCGACGCCCTCTTTTTCGACCGTCACCTCGTGCGGGACCAGCTCGTCCTGCGAAGTGAAGTCGTCCGGCGTCGCCGCCACGCCCATCGCCTGCAACGCCTGCGCCTGCACGTTCGGCGGCAGCTTGTCGATCGCCACCGTCGCCGAGGCCTTCACCGGCAGCGGCTGCACCGGCGTCAGCTTCTTCGCCATCGCCTCGTGCTCCTGCCAGTGCAGTTCGAGATTGGCGTAGACCTGCTGCTGCTGCTCGTCGCCGTTCTTGTACTTCCTGCCCTGGGCCGAGTTCATCATCGCCAACGTCACCAGCGCTTCGATCAGATGGTTCTCGCTGCCGTTCTGCGCCACGGGAACGCTCGACACCTGCGGCGGTACAGGTGGAACCAACTGCGCGAGTGCCTGCTTGGCTTTTGCGAGGACCTGCTGGCCCTCTGGGGTCTGCGCCTCCGGGTGGCTTTCGCCATCTTTCACAACCTGCATCAGCGCCGTCCAGGTCGCATAATCCGGCCATTCCAGGAGATCCGGATTGTCCATCGGACCGGAGTCGGTCAGGAGTTCAAACTCGCCCTGCTGCTTCTCCACCGCGTCCAGCCCAGGAATGTTCAGCCCTTTCAGGCTCGGCATCCGCGAGAAGAACGGCAGGTTCAGCGGGTCGCTCACGATGGCCTTGTAGATCTCCACGTTCGCGCTCTGCTCCACCAACTGCGCCGTCTGCGCCTCCTGCTCGGCCAGCGTCTGCGGAATCTCGAGCGACACCGGAGCGCACAACGCATCGCCCTGCAGGTTGCTCAGCTCCACCGTCAGCTTGCCCTGCCCCGGCGTCCGGCTCCTGATATTCGTCACCCGGTTCAGCGCCGCGCACCTGGCCGCCTGGGTCGCCGCCGCGGCCAGACCAACGCAGGTCTGTCCCCAGGGCTGCGAGAACACCTGCAGCGACTGGTCGCGGTTCAGCGTCGCCTCGCCCACCGTGCCGGTCTCGCCCTGGCCGAACATCGCCGGCGTCGCGCCATCCATCACCTCCGGCGCTCCCTCGACCAGCCACTGCACAAACTCCATCAGCCCGGTCGTCGGCTGCGGCACCTTCTCGATCCCGGTAATGCTGTCGATCGTCTGTCCGGCCTCCAGCATCACCGGCGTCGTAATGCTCGGGTCGCTGCTCTGCTGATTCATCGCCGTGACGTCGATCGGACCTTCTGCCGCAAACCGCCGCGGAATGCAGCCCACAAAATATTTCACGAGCAGTGAAATATTCTGGTTCAGAATCTTCTGCAGCGGCAGGTAGTTCGCGCCGATCGCCCGGCGGTTCTGGCCGTCGCCCTCCTTCGAGTGGATGATGACCAGGTGGTCGTCCATCGACTCGTTGCGCACAAACGCCAGCTCCGACCCCGCATGCGTCACCCGCAGCCCTTTGGGGAAGTTGTCGTAAAACACCTGCCGGACAGCCTTGTCCTTGATCCGGCGATACTTCGAAGGCCGGTGCCAGTCGTGCGTCTCCGTCGCCTCATTCTGAAAGGTCTCGCCCGACGCGGTCGAGTTCTGCACCGCCAGCCGCACATTGATGCGCGCCATGCGGTCGTACTGGTCGCTCGACCCCGCCACCGACTGCCCGGCCTCGATCTTGTCCTCGATCCAGGGGTACCGCTCCTTCAGAATGTCGGCATCGACCTCGGTCGCGATCCGGATCGAACCCATGTCGTGGATCTCGTCCGCATAGATCGGCGTCTTGCACTCGAGCACGCCATACGCCTTGGTCAGCTCGCAGATCGCGGGCCGCTCCTCGTCGACGTCGTCCCGGACGTCATTCTGGACGTCATTCGTTTCACTTCCCGCGTCATCCGTTTCACTTCCAACGCCCGCAGCGTCACTTCCAGCCGCATTCGTCTCATCGTCCTGCATCTCCGTCTCCGGAGTCAGGCCCTTGTCTTCCGGCGCGCCATACACGCCGACGCCGTCCTGCTTGTCCGGCTTCTCCGTGCCCCAGCGCTGCTGGTCCGCCCAGGAGGCCGTCCACAGCACCGCGGTCTCATCGGTATAAAAGAACCGCCAGATCCGCGCGATCACGCCCTTGATGCCCGCGTCGAGCAGCCACACCTTCAGGTAGCTGTCCGACTCATCCGCCGCCGTCTGATCCGGAGGCGAATCCGGGTCCTTGGGCGAGAACTGCAACCCCGGAACCTCGCGCGATCCGGCCGCCGTGATCTTGTCCTGGCGCGCGCCGTAGACGTTCACCGGAAACAGCTTCATCGCATTGCCGGTCGCCATGATCGAGGACGGCGACGCCGTGCCCGGTCCGCCGTAGAGGCCGATGCCCTTGTTGCCCGTCGTCAGAAACTGGTAGCCGCGCGAGAACAGCCGCGCCTCCCACACCTGCAGCACGCGGAAGATCCACGCGCTCGAATCCGTCCGCGTCACCGCCTGGGTCAGGTCGGCGATCGCCGTCTTGTACGTCCCCAGCTGGTCCGGCCCGAACATCGGCTCAGGAGAGATATCAATCGCAGCATACTTCCCGGGTACATAATCGGGATCGTCCGGCATGGGGACCAGCATCGTCGGTTGCTTCCCGTCATCGTTAGGCTTGGCCAACAGCAGCTCCTCTCGAAAGCGCATGATTGCGGATGTAGTCGGCCAGCAGCTCGTCGGTCACGGCGTCCATGGCCCGCTTCATCTGCGCCTCGCAGAACGCCTGCAGCACATCGACCTTTCCGTTCACTTCCACGAAATGGTCCATCTAGCCGCCGTGCCTCATGTGCTTGAATCCCTCGGCCGAGATCGCCCGCCGCCGGATCTGCGGGTTCTTCGAGTGCTCGGCCTCTTTCAGCCGCTCGTCCGGGATCTTCTCGCCCAGCGGTATGCCCAGGTCCTCGTGCAACGCACCCTTCTTCACGTCGAACGATCCCTTGCCGCCGAGATTGACTCTTTGCGTCTTCATCACTTCTTCCACCTCACTACCTGCGCCGTCGCCGCCACCTGGGCGCGAAACTTCTCCCGCTCCGCCCGGATCGACATCCGCAGCCGCGAGATCGAGGCCAGCATCACGCCGCCCACCACCAGCTCGTAGAGCTTCCGCTTCGGGTTCCAGCGCACGCAGGTCTTCGCGTCCGAATTGATCTTCGGAAGTCGATCAAAGTTCATCGTGTCCTCATCCGTTGGTCGTGTGCGCGCAGTTACACGGCTTCACGCACTTGTCATGTGCTCCCAGTACGCACGGCAGGCAGCACGGCCAGCGGTCGCCCACCGACTGCGAATAGCCCGGCTTTACCTTCTGCAGCTTCAGGGTCGCGGCGGCGGTCACTCGCCCGCGCCGGCCACCTGGGCCGCGAACCGGTGCGCCTCGTCCGCGCTGCCATGCTGGCTATCGTGCGCATGGCCATCGGGATGGACCGCGTGAACGCTGTGCCGGCCGCCCTCATGGTCGTGCTGCATGTTGATCTCGACTGCAGGCCCATGCTCGGCCGCCATCGCGCTGCCGTCCTGGGCCTGATCCTCGGCACCGGCGTTGTAGTCGTCGCCTTCGCCTTCGTCGCCGCCCTGCGCCGGTTGCGTCTGCTTCGATCCGAAACGCGCGTCCGCCCGCTTCATGCTCTCGCGGTTGGTGTGCCGCGAACCGTCTTTACCCACGAATGGACTTGCCATCTGCACTCTCCTCGAACTGCCTCAAATTCTCCCGCTGCACCTCGTCCCAACCCTTCACCGGGATCGCACGCTCGCGCAGCTTCATCGCATGCGGCTCCAGCAGAAGGTAGATCCGGTCCTCGGTCTCCTGCAGCGCCCCAACTGCGCCTTGTACTGCGACAACCGCACCGAGAAGCGCCGTCTCGCGGTTCAACACATCGGTACTCTCGCGCTGCTGCATCGCGGCCATCGCACCCAGCCCCCGCTGGATCTGATCGAGTTGGGTCTGCTGGACCGAATGCATCGATTGCACCGCCTCGCGCAGCGCCCTGATCTCCCGCTGGTCCTTGACCTGCTGTTCGAGGACCAGGCCCAGCCGCGCCGTCTGCATCCTGCCGAAGTCGTCCTGCGCTTGCAGGATGTCGCCCACGCCCAGCCACAGCCGCACCGCCCGCTGGATACGAAAGCCGAGAGTCCACCTGCGGCACCACTGCGCCGGTATCTTCACAAAATCGCTATATTCCATGTCTCTGCCCTTCACGCGCAGCGCGCGTCGAGAACCCCTAACGAAGTTAGTCCCACCAGTTCTTCGGCCCTCGCATCTGGTTGCGCCGCTCGGTCTCCCGCAGGCGGATAAAGTGCTTCGCCCGCTCGTCCGGTGCGGCGTCGATCTCTTCCCGCAGCAGCTGCTCGCGCGGCTTCTTTCCCGGTCCGCCCAGGATGTGATAGATCCCGTACCCCGCGCCCTGTAGCGGGTCATCGCCCAGGAACTCTGCAATCTGTTCGACCTTGTCTTCATCGCGCGGCGCCGTCGTGATGCACTCGATCAGCCGAGGGCATTCGTCCGAGATGATCCAGTTCGCCCGCTCGATCGGAATTCCATCCGCCGTCTTGCCGCACTTCACCCGCCGGCGCAGCATGTTGTACATCGTCTGCTCGCGCCCGATCTTGTCCCGGCCGGAGTTCATCGGCAGCGGCAGCGCATACGGCCGCAGCACCCGTCCCATGCGCACCGCAACCGAGTTCGCATTCGCGCCGTAGCTCTTCGTCGTCTGGTCCGCGAAGGCGTCGTGCGAGAACGGGAACGAGACGAACTTCGGAAACGTCCCCTCCTCATCCATCGACTCCCGGATCACCAGCTCCGCCAGCATCTCCGGGTCATGGTGCTTGACCAGGCGCTCTTTGTAGGTGCGAACCACGCCATAGTCGTCCATGTAGTGCCAGTAGATCGCCGCCCAGTGCTCAAAGCCCCAGTCGCCCGAGATCCACCGTTTATGCCAGCTCTGGGGCTGGCACTCGCTCTGCGGACAGGTGTTCTCCGCCACGTCGTAGGCGCCATAGAAGTAGCCACCGACCACGTCCCACGACCCGTTCATCAGCGCGTCCCGGATTGCCTTGGGATAGCTGTTCAGGTTGCGAAGAAACGTCGGGTCCTTCGCATAGATCGGGTTGTCGAGGTACGTGCAGGGATAGTAGGCATAGTCGCTGGCCTTGTACGCCAGGCGCTGATGCTCTTCCATCTCGTCGCACGGCCGATGCTCGACAAACACCCGCCGCACCCACGGCGCTCCGATCCCGATCGGATTGCCCGCACCGTCCTTCGTGCACCACGGCGACACCGGACACCGGTTCCACGCCGAGGTCGCGTTCCACTGCCCGAACGTGAACTCGCACAACTCGTCGTAGAAAATCTTGTACCACTGCCCCTGCCAGTCCCAGGCATTGTGCTCATACTGCATCGAGCCGAAGTTCGAAGTCGCTCCGTTGCCCCAGGTCACCTTCAGCGACGAGCGGTCGAAGCTCCGGTAAAGCTCCTTCGGGATCAGCTCCTCGAAGCGCGTCACCAATGTCGCCCGCAGCTTCGGCTGGGTGCGCCGCAACATCAGCGTGTGCACATGCGGCGCGTCGTCCCGGTTGAACTCGTTCGCCGCAACCATGTGCTCGACGATCCCGCACGCCGTCTTGCCCGGCCCCGCCGCTCCGCCCAGAAAGTTGAACGGAGCCAGCGAAGCATGGAACAAACGCTGCTTCGGATAAGGGTCGTAGCGATCGCGAAAGTCGATCTTCAGCATCTTCTCGTGAAAGTCCTGCGAGAAGCGCTCAACCCCCGTCTGCATCTAGTCCTTGTCCTTACGCGAAGCGTCAAGAACCCCACGAAGTGGCGCCTGCCCGGCGTCAGGGCGCGTTGGCCGCGGCACGCTGGTAATTAGCTGCACCCCGAGCACGCCGGTATGTTCCACCTTGTCCGTGAACAGCTTCAGATACCGCCCCAGCCGCTCCAGGTTCATGCCCTTGTCGGCGATCTTGATCTTCTTCAGCACCGGCCCCGGCTGCTTGTTCTTTCCGCGCCCCGAGCCCTTCATCTGAATCACTTCCACGCCCGCGATCGACGCCGCCTCCTCATCGCCCAGCTCCGTGATCGGGATCAGCCCATCCGCGCGAAACAGCTTGCGCGGGTCAAAGAACGCCATCTTCGCGATCTCGGCCAGCACCGCCTCCGCCGTGATCTGCCGCTGTTGCGTGATCTTCGTGGTGCGCTCGGCCAGCACCGCCTTCACCTTCGGGTTGGCCAGCAACCGGCTGCCCTGCGTGTCCGCGTTGCCCTTGGCATAGCCAGCGGAGCGCGCAGCGGCAGCCGCGTTGAACCCATTGCCCAGATACTCCAGCACAAACTGCTGCTGCTTGGCCGGCAGCGCGGCAAAGACTGCATCCGCGCTGCCGGCGGCCTGCTGCTCGCGACCAGGCTTCGCACCCTCCCCAGGAAGTTTCGCCTGACGCTTCGCAGCCGACTTCTTCACCGCCGGTCGCTTCCCGGAAGCCTTTCGTCTCTCCGGCGTCTTCTTCTTCGCCGCAACCTTCTTCGTCACGCCCGCGACTCCGCAGCCATCGCCAGGCCGTTCACCAGGCGAAAGCTGGTCTTCCGGTAGGCCGCCTTCTTCGCCAGCAGCACCGCCGCGCCCG